AGGGCAAGACGCGAACATTACCAAGCGGAGCGAGCGAAGCTACAGGTTGCGCAACAACGAAAGGAACTTATTGCAGCAGATGAGGTAAAGAAGCAGGCGTATCAAATGGGGCGTAGCGTAAGGGAGTCGCTATCAAATTTAGCGGACCGGTTAAGCCACCAGTTAGCGGGTGAGGTTGACGCTACTAAGATCCATCAGCTTTTAACAGATGAACACCGGGCAGCATTGATGGAACTAACAAATGGATAACGCATTCATTGATGGATTCCTTGAAGGGTTAAGACCAGAACAACCATTGACGGTTAGCCAATGGGCAGACCTGCATCGCAAGCTAAGCAGCAAGGCAAGTGCTGAGCCGGGGCCGTGGCGCACCAGCAGGACGCCATATTTGCAGGAGCCAATGGACTGCCTTAGCACTAGCAGTTTGGTGCAACGGGTGGTGCTGCAATTTGCGGCGCAGACCGGCAAGACGGAGGCGGGCAGCAACTGGCTGGGGTATGTAATCGATCATGCGCCAGGGCCGATGCTGTGTGTACAGCCCACGGTTGAGATGGCAAAGCGGCTGAGCAAGCAAAGGCTTGAAAGCATGATTGCTGAGACACCGGTATTAGCTGAAAAGATCGCACCAGCCAGGAGCAGAGATAGCGGTAACACAATGTTTAGCAAGGAGTTCCCAGGCGGAATCATGCTGCTTACTGGCGCTAATAGTGCAACTGGATTGAGGTCGGCACCATGCCGCTATTTATTCATGGATGAGATTGATGCGTTCCCTAGCGATGTCGATGGCGAGGGTGACCCGGTAGCGCTGGCAGAACGCAGAACAACAACATTTGCAAGGCGTAAGATTTTGCTTACCTCAACGCCAACGGTAAAAGATTTCAGCCGGATTGAAGCTGAATATCAACGCAGCGACCAGCGTAGATATTATGTGCCATGCCCAGATTGTGGCGAGATGCAATGGTTGCAATGGTCACGGTTGAAGTGGGATAATTTAAAACCAGAGACCGCAAGGTATGAATGCGAGAAGTGTGGCAGCAAGATTGAGGAGCGCCATAAACCACAGATGCTGTTGGCTGGCGAATGGCGTGCAACTGCACCAAGTAATGGCAAAACTGCGGGCTTCCATCTGAGCGGTTTATATAGCCCGCTTGGATGGCTGAGCTGGGAGCAATTGGTGGATGATTTTCTGCGTGCTAAGAGCGATGCGCCAATGCTTAAGAGCTTTGTCAATACAAGGCTGGCTGAGACGTGGGAGGAGGATTATGCAAGCAAGGTATCGGCTGATGGGTTGTTGGCTAAGCGCGAGAGCTATGAGCCTGGGATATGCCCTGATGGCGTGCTGCTGCTGACGTCTGGCGTTGACGTGCAAGACAACCGCTTAGCGGTCAGCGTCTGGGGCTGGGGCCGCGAGGAGGAGGGGTGGCTGATATGGCATCAGGAATTGTTTGGCGACCCTACGCAGCCGGAGGTATGGGGCCAATTGGATAGCGTGCTGGATACCGGCTGGGCAACTGCGGCAGGCGGCGAGCTAAAGATTATACAAATGGCGATCGACTCTGGCGGCCACTGCACGCATGAATCATATAATTATGCCCGCGAACGGGCGCGGCAAGGAGCGGTGGTAATCAAAGGCTCGAGCAAACGAAATGGCCCGGCAGTTGGCAAAGGCAGCAAGGTCGATGTTAATTGGCAAGGAAGGATCGTTAAGCGTGGAGTGGCTTTATTCCTTGTTGGCAGTGACACTATCAAGACAACATTATTTGGCAGGCTTAAGCATGAGGAATCTAAATTGCATTTTGGATTAGCCGCAGATGAGGAGTATTACCGGCAGTTAACAGCAGAGAAGCAATCATTAAGGTATGTCAAAGGGTTCCCTGTGCGGGAATGGGTGAAGAAAGCAAGCGAACGAAACGAGGCTTTGGATTGTACGGTGTATGCGTATGCTGCATTGCAGCTATGCTATCGACGCTATAACCGGGCTACGATGTGGGATCAATTCGCGAAACAAAGCAAACCGATGCCGCTAAGATCTAAAAAGGAAACACCTGCTTTCGTTAGCAACTGGTAAGCCGTGAACATCCCCGCACAAATCAGGGCAGGCGACACCATCAAATGGCGTGATGTGGAGGGTATTGACAATTTAGGTAATGCGATTAGCAGCGCTGCATGGACGCTCACTTATTTCTTGCGCACTAACACGGCGAGCGAGGGCGCCACAGTTGTGGGCACTGCGTTTGGTACTGGGTGGGAGTTTGCAATTTCGGCTACAACATCAGCCTTGTTTGATTCGGGCGAATGGTACTGGCAAGCGGTTGCAACTTATAGCACTGAGAAGGTAACGCTAGGTGCAGGCCAGCTTGAGGTGCTGAAGGCGCTTAGCTATACCGGCACACCAGGCGCTATTGATGGCCGGACGCAAGCAGAGACTGATCTGGCGGCGGTGCAAACGGCGATAAGAGCTATTGTCGCTGGCGGGGCCAAACAATATACTATCGGCAGCAGAGCATTTACTAAGTTAGACCTTAGCGAACTTATGGAACGTGAAAGCAAACTAAAAGCAGAAGTAAAACGCGAACAAAAGGCGCAACTTATTGCTAATGGTTTGGGCAATCCCCATAACTTATTTGTGAGGTTCTGATGGGATTACGCACAGAGCTATTTAAAAAGTTTGGGTTGCAGCCGATAAGCAAACCGCAGCAACGTGCATATCAAGGCGCAAGGATGAGCAGGCTCACAGCAGATTGGATTACTAGCGGCACCAGTGCTGATAGCGAAATCAAATCTAGCTTTAAGGCATTACGCAATCGGGCCAGGCAGCTATGCCGCGATAACGATTACGCACGGCAATCTTTGCGCGTGATACAGAATAATGTTATTGGCCACGGCATTAAGCATCAAGGCCAAGTAAGAATGCAACGCGGTGGCAAGTTAGATCAAGTAATTAATGGGCAGATCCATGAAGCATGGGAATATTGGAGCAATAAAAAACGCTGTGACGTAAGCGGCATTTTAGGCTTTCATGATCTTGAGCGCTTGATATGCAGAAGCCTTGCAGAAAGTGGCGAAGTATTTATCAGGATGATCCGCCAACCATTTGGGGATAGCAAGATCCCTTTTGCATTGCAGGTGCTGGAATCTGATTATCTGGTTGATGATGAAGTACCGCAACCAGCAGAAGGCAATATTGTACGGATGGGCATTGAGGTTAATAGTTACCTAAGGCCGCAGGCGTATCACTTCTATGCAAACCATCCAGGTGATACATATGCGGGCAACACTCGCACCAATGGCCGCAAGATACGCATACCAGCCGAAGAAATAATACATTTGTTTTTGCCAGAGCGGCCAGGGCAAACCCGTGGCGTTACGTGGTTTGCATCTGCGTTAATGCGTTTGCACATGTTGCAAGGATACGAGGAGGCTGAGGTTGTACGGGCGAGAGCTAGCAGCGCATTGATGGGCTTTATATCAAGCCCCGAAGGCGAGCTGATGGGTGATGAAGTTTACGATAATGAGCGCGTAAGTGAGTTTACACCAGGCGTTTTTAAATATTTGCAGCCAGGTGAATCTGTCAACGTACCGGACCTTAACGCACCTGATGGCCAGCTTGAGCCCTTCACACGGTCAATGCTGCGGGCTGTAGCGGCTGGCGTTGGTGTTTCGTTTGAAAGCATCAGCAAAAACTTTAGCGAGAGCAACTACAGCAGCAGCCGGCTAAGTCTTCTGGAGGAGCGCGATACTTATCGAGTATTACAGCGCTACTTTATAGAAAATTTCCATCAGCAAGTATTTGATAAATGGCTTGAGATGGCAGTGCTAAGCGGTGAGCTAAACCTACCGGCTTATGAAACAAACCCTGCGCGTTATGCCGCTAGCAAATGGGTGCCACGGAGCTGGGAATGGGTGGACCCGCAGAAAGAAGTTAATGCGTACAAAGACGCGGTTAGATGCGGGTTCAAAACATTACGCCAGGTCGTTACAGAGCAAGGCGGCGATTTGGATGAGGTATTAATTGGACGACAAAATGAGTTAGCAATGGTGGATTCAATGGGGATCGTGCTTGATACTGACCCAAGCGAGGTGAACGGCAGCGGTGCTGCCCAATCAGCCATGCAACCATTTGAAGAGACAGAACCACCAATGGACGGTGAGGAAGAGGAAGAGGAGGAGGGCGAAGCAGATGGCGAATATTAACGGCGAAGACATAGACCTTATGCCTACTGGTGGCATGAGGGAAGAGGCCGAACGCTACCGAGCATGGAAAGCCGATGGCAATGCAGGCGGCACTGAGGTTGCCGCTAACCGTGCCAGCCAAATCTTAAGCGGTGATGAGCTTAGCCCCGCCACGGTCATAACAATGGCGGCATGGTTTGCTCGACATGAGGTTGACAAGCAAGGGGAAGGCTTCAATTCAGGCGAAGATGGCTACCCATCCCCTGGGCGTGTTGCATGGGCTGCATGGGGCGGAGACGCAGGGCAGAGTTGGGCTAACGCAAAGGGCAGTAGAATTAAAGAGATACAAGATAGAAAGCTGATGCAAACTAACCGCGCCGAACCTGATGGATTGCAAGATGGCGATTTTGTGCAGTGGGATTCAAGCGGCGGCACTGCAAAAGGCAAGATTGAAAGCATAGAACGCGAAGGCAGTATCAATGTGCCTGGAAGTGAATTTACTATTGAAGGTACACCTGAAGATCCAGCAGCATTAATTAGGATTTATTCTGAAGGTGAAGATGGCTGGGAAGCTACAGAGACATTGGTTGGCCACAAGTTTTCTACGCTTACAAAGATTGCAGCATTACGGGCGATGGAAGGCCGCAAGTTCAAGCGTGCGGAGATGACGGCATTCGCCGCGATGGATGATCGCACCTATGAGTTCCCGTTTAGTTCTGAAACTCCAGTTGCTAGATATTTTGGTAATGAAGTGCTCAGCCACGAAACAAAAGCAGCAGACCTAAGCCGGTTGAATGATGGCGCACCGCTGCTGTTTAACCATGATGTTGATCGCGTGATTGGCGTTGTGGAAACAGCAAGGATTGATGAGAAGCTAAAGCGTGGATATGCCCGTGTCAGGTTTAGTAATAATTCATTTGCGCAAGAAGTTTTGGCTGATGTAAAGGATGGCATTCTACGGAATGTTTCCTTTGGCTATTCCATTGATAAGATGGAAGAGCGAGGCAGCGGCAATTTTGTTGCTACTGCCTGGTCACCTTACGAGGTCTCTTTGGTTGCAATCGGAGCAGATCCTACGATTGGAATTGGAAGGTCTTTGCTGTTGACTGACACCGCTGCTTCGGCAGCACCTACACCTGATCCCCTTCCTAACATGGAATCCGCCACTCCAGATCTGGCCGTGGTGCGGGCTGAAGCCGCTGAGGCCGAACGTTCCCGCATTGCACAGATCTCCGCTTTATGTGATAGGCACCAAATGGCTGACCTTGGCCAGCAGTTAGTGGAGTCTGGTCGTTCAATCGACGAGGCCCGCGCCGCTGTTTTAGACAAATTAAACATTCCTATGGAGACCGTGACAATGCAAACTGCCGAGATTGGCCTTAGCGCAACTGAAAGCCGCAGCTTTTCTTTCCTGCGTGCTATCAACTATCTAGCAAACCCTGCTGACCGTAGCGCACGCGAAGCGGCAGGATTCGAGATTGAAGCATCCGAGGCCGCAGCACAAAAGCTTGGCCGTCAATCACGCGGCATCACAATCCCTCAGGATGTATTGCGCCGTGATTTGAATGTAGGCACCGCCACAGCAGGCGGTAATTTGGTTGCTACTGAGCTTGATGCTGGCAGCTTCATTGAGCTGTTGCGTAACGCATCAGCATTAGACCAGGCTGGCGCTACTGTGCTGACCGGCTTGACCGGCAACGTTGCTATTCCACGCCAATCAGGCGCCGGCACTGCTTACTGGGTTGCTGAATCTGGCGCTCCTAGCGAAAGCCAGCAAACAATTGACCAGGTATCACTAACTCCTAAAACAGTTGCTGCCTATGTTGATTACAGCCGCCGCTTGATGATTCAGTCAAGCATCGACGTTGAGAACATGGTGCGGGCTGACCTAGCTACTGTGCTAGCGCTCAAGATTGATCTTGCTGGCCTTTATGGCACCGGCAGCAACAGCGAGCCTTTGGGCCTCAAGCTGACCACCGGCGTTGGCACTGAGTCATTCGCCGCTGCTACTCCTACATTCACTGAGGTAGTGGCGCTTGAATCTGACATTGCAACTGCAAACGCGTTGCTTGGCAGCCCTGTTTATCTGATGAATGCTGCAATGCGCGGCGGCCTTAAAACCAAAGCCAAAGATGCAGGCAGCGGTCTGTTCGTTATGGAAGGCGGAGAAGTTAACGGCTATCAAGGTATCCTTTCTAATCAGGTTGCATCTAATGATTTATGGTTTGGCAATTTCGCTGATCTGATCATTGGTTATTTCTCTGGCCTTGATTTGATGGTGGACCCTTACACCAATAGCACCTCGGGCACCGTTCGGGTAGTAGCTATGCAGGATGTGGACATCGCCGTCCGTCATCCACAAAGCTTCAGCCGTGGCAACACCTCGCTCTGATGCTGATTGAAATCCTGCGGCAAACAATGCTGGCAGGGCAGGTTGCAAAGGTTGGTGATGTGCTTGAGGCGTCACCAGCCGATGCCAAGTTCCTAATCGGCATAGCTAAAGCGACACCAGCCACAGCGCCTATTAGTGAAGTGGCTGAATTGATTAAACCATCCATTCCCAAACGGAGGCCTAAACCATGACCATTCTCAATCTCGGCTCCAAAACAACGATCCTTGGGTTTATTCCTAATGACGTTGTGACTGCAACCAAGTTGGGTTCAGCTATTGATTTAACTAACTATGAAGGCGACATGGTAGTGATGCTTGACGCTGAGGCAGGCGGCGCTTCAATCACTTATGCGGTTAAGTTAACTGCATCAGATACATCTGGCGGGACCTACACCGACGTTACTGGTGGTGCATTTACAACGACTACAGCAAACACTTTGCTGCTAGAAAAAATCTTTGTAAATGTTACTGACATCAAGCGTTTTGTTAAGGTATCTGTTACCGTTGCAGGCGGCACTGGCGCCGGCGCTGTTTCGGTTATTGGCTTAGCTTCTAACAAGTACAGCTAATGGCGTTTACGGAAGACCTAAGCATCTTCCTAGCAGATTTCGGCGTCACTTGTACGAGTGGCGCCGTTACTGCATTGGGCATCTTGGACATGCCAAGCCAGATAATTAGTGATGGGATGGTGCTTAGCACTGATTTCACGCTGACAGCTAAAGCCACAGATTTTGGTGCATTGATACGGGGCGCTGCAATTACGGTAGATAGCGTTGGTTATACAGTGCGCGAAACGATGCTTATTGATGATGGGCAGTTTGTGCAAATTGCATTGCAAAAAACATGAGCATTATCTATGGCGGCAATTGTGACAGGCCACAAAATATCTACGCGTTTGCACCTATCACAAATGTTGGCACATCTGAGGTGATTGAGATTGATGGCACTACTATCACAAGCATTGACGTTGTAACCGGTGGGCAGGTTACACACCAACTGCAAGGTTCTATGGATGGCGTCAACTGGGCAGGCTTTGAAGCTGCATCAGCGAAAGAATCCGGCAACCACTTAGATACTTATTCAGGTTATGCGGTGCGTTATCTGCGCGTGGTTGTTAGCGCAAGCCACGCGTCGCGAACCCTTACTACCACTATCTGCTGCGACGCATGACAACCAAACGGGAATCAATCTTAACTGCTATTGCTGCGGCTTTAGTGGGCACTACAGGCGTTAGCACCAGGATTTACCGCAGCAGGGTAGAACCAATCACAAGGGGCGAAAGCCCAGCAATTGTAATTGAACCAATTAGTGATAATGCGCAACAAAATACTAGTCTGCCAACTTTAGACTGGAGCTTGGTTGTGCGCATTGCTGTAATTGTTCGCGGTAATATCCCTGACCAGCTAGCCGACCCAACAGTGCAAAATTTGCATAGCAAATTGATGGCAGATTTAACGCTAGGCGGGTATGCAATTGACATTGAACCAGTTAGTGTTACATTTGAGCTAGTCGAAGCAGACCAGCCCGCTGGGGTTGTAATGTGCGATTACCGGGTGCTATATCGCACCTCGGTAGCTAATCTTGCAAGCTGACCATGGCTATGATTGTAGATGAATATTGGGGCCAAGGCGGGTCTTACCTGCTAGATCCCAAAACCGGCAAGCGCAAGCTTCAACCGGGTTCCCGCACCGAGCCATTCCCTGTAATTAGTCCCGAGGAGCCAAACAATGCCACTCTTGAGCCGCAAACGCCTAATCCTGGCAAAGATTGAAGCTACTTATGGCACCGACCCCACGCCTACTGGCGCGGAAGCAATTCTGGTACGCAATTTAGAAATCACTCCCCTAGAAGCTGAAACCGTAAGTCGTGATCTGATACGCCCATACCTTGGATCATCTGATCAACTTTTGGCTCAAACCCGTGTAAGTATTAATTTCGAAGTTGAATTGGCCGGTTCAGGCACAGCCGGAACAGCTCCAGCCTATAGCCCATTAATGAAATCTTGCGGCCTGGCTGAGACAACGGTTGCCAGCACTTCAGTAACTTATGCGCCAGTAAGCACATCGTTTTCAAGCTCTACTATTTATTTCAATAATGATGGGATATTGCATAAAATTACCGGCGCTCGCGGTACCTTTGCTTTAAATGGTGAAGTAGGCCAAATTCCTACGATTGCGTTTACTTTTACTGGCATTTACAACGCTCCTACCGACACAGCCGCCGCAACCCCTACTTACAGCAATCAAGCCACTCCTGGCGTATTCAAGCAAGGAACAACAACCAACTTCCAGTTATTTAGCTATGCCGGGGCACTTCAATCAATCAGCTTTGATTTAGCTAATGAAATTATCTATCAAGAATTAGTAGGGGGCAGCAAGCAAGTTTTACTAACAAACCGCAGCCCGAACGGAACAGTTGTGCTTGAAGCCCCAACCATTACAGCAAAAGATTACTTCGCTGCTGCTATTTCTACCTCTACTGGAAACCTGACGTTCCAGCATGGTCAAACCGCTGGTAATATTGTCACGTTGACGGCTAGCCAGGCTGATCTAGGCGGCCCAACTTATATGGATCAAGACGGCATCCAAATGCTTAGCATCCCTTATATTGCAGTGCCAACAAGCGCTGGCAACAATGAACTTAGCCTTGCCTACACCTAAATCTCATGTCCTTTGTTCTTAAGCAATCTGATGCCTACAGTTGGCCCGTCTCTTTTGATGTGCCAACCGATGGCGGTCGCCATGAACGGCAAACTTTCGATGGGGAATTTAAACGGTTACCCCAAAGCCGAGTAGGCCCCATGGTTGCTGAATTACAGCAGATTGAAGATCTGACGGATCTTGAACGCATCACGGAAATTGCCAAAGAGATATTGATTGGCTGGTCCGGAATAGTTGATAATGACGGCAAAGAAATTCCTTATAGTGAAAAAGCCCTTGTGCAATTGCTAGAAGTGCCATTGCTTGCGGTGTCAATCATTAAATCCTATATGGATAGCATCAAAGGAGCTAAACGAAAAAACTAATAGACGCCGCCAAGCATTGGGCTGGCGGCGAAGTTAAAGACGAAACACAAGCAGACGCAGCAGTTTTTGGTCTAGCGTTACCAGAATCAAAAGACACCAATATTTTTGAAGTATGGGAAGAAAATTGGGCAGTATTAGAATTGTTCTTGCGGTGTCAAACGCAATGGCGCACTACTATGAACGGAATCTTAGGGCTTGACTATGTGGCTGTGGCGTGGTTGTTTAGACTGTATGCAGTTGAAGATGAGCGTGCCATGCTTGAAGATTTACAAGTCATGGAAGCAGCCGCGATGGCCACTTTAAACGAACGGAGCTAACGCCATGAACATGGATGCACTGCTTAAAATTAAAGCAGACGTACAAGGCGAAAACAATATTCGGCGTTTTGGCAACTCGCTGCAAGGGCTGCAAGGGCAAGCAAAAAACGCTGCGTTGAGTTTCAATACCTTTAAAACTGCAATTGGAGGAGTTGCAGCAGCAATTGCTGGCAGCGTTATTGTGGGCGGCCTAGCCGCAATTGTAAAGAAATCAATTGATGCCGGCGACGAGTTATTTAATTTGCAGGCAAAAACTGGCATTGCTGCGAATGCGTTAATTGGCATTGGCAACGCGGCTAAATTGGCCGATGTAGATATGGCAACACTAGGCAAAGGGATCACAAAATTAAATGTAAATTTAGTAAAAGCTGCTGAAGGCAATGAAGATTTAGCGCGTAAATTCCAAGCCTTAGGCGTTAACGTAAAAACGGCTGAAGGCCAAATTATTCCTGCCGATCAAGCATTAAAGAAAATTGCTGATCGGTTTGCAGACATGCCTGATGGCGCACAGAAGACTGCTGCGGCTGTGGCATTATTTGGTAAAGCAGGTGCTGATTTAATACCATTATTAAATGAAGGCGCCGCTAGTATGGATAAATTTAGTTACAAAATAGGTGAAGATTTTGCGGCACGTTCTGATTTATTTAATGACACTATTACAGAGTTTGGAATAAAAACTCAAGGGTTTGCGTTGGAGCTTACTGATGCGCTTTTGCCAGCGCTGCAATCAATACTAGAAGTATTTGGCGACCTGTTTGACACCAAGCAAGATTGGACAGCATTATTTGATGTAATCATAGGCGGTTTTCGCGCAGTGGCGGCTGTTACTTACGCAACGATTAAGTTGGTCGATGTCCTTATTAAAAGCAATGTTGCATATTACACAGCTATTGGCAAGGTTCTAAAGGGTGATTTTGCTGGCGCTGCAGACATAGCAAAAAACACTATCGCATCGCTTGTAAATCAAGCTGGCCGCGATTTTGCTCAGATTCAAAAGATTTTCACTAATGCGCCATCACCTGGGACAGGGCGTCGCAGCGGCGGGCGGAACATGGATCTAGACACGTCTACCGCTGATGCCAAAACCGAGGCAGAGGCTAAAAGACGTGCAGCGGAAGATGCAAAACGGGGTAGAGAAGCTGAAACTTTACAAGACAGAAAAAACGAATTAATTAAAGAAGGAATTAGTATAGCTACCGGGCTTCAACGCAAAGCCGAAGATTTAAATGCAGCATTTAAAGATGTAGGCGCTACACCTGTGCAGCAGGTATTAAACGAAACAGCCAAAAGCTTAAAAGAAGATCAGAGAAATATAGAAGATGCTATCAAGAAAATAGACGAGCTAAGAATGGCAGCCGAAAAGATTGGAGGAAAAATGGATAAATCATATTTTGAACCTTTCCTTGAAGGATACGCTGATGCCCAAAAGCAATTAAGAGAGGGGAAGGAATTGCAAGGATTTAAAGATCTATTACCGAGCTTGGACGATTATAATTTAAAAATAAAAGAAATACAAGGCAGTAAAAAAGAACTTACTGCCGTTGAGCAATTAAACTTGCAAATTAATTTGGCGCAACTTGATGCGCTTGCTGAAGGCAACCCCTTGCTTGCTGAGCACATAGCATCATTGCGTGAACGGGCTGGGCTGCTGGATCAAGCAACACAAAAGCAAAAGGATGACGAGAAAAGCTTTGGAGCTAATTTTAATGCAAAGATTAAATCTTATTATAACTCGGTAGCAAATTTAGGTGCACAAGTAGGGGATGCAGTTGTTGGCAGTTTGCAAGGATTGGAGGACGCATTTACTGATTTTGTTACAACGGGTAAAGCGAATTTTGCTGATTTGGCAAAAAGTATTCTTGCTGATTTAGCTCGGATTGCGATTCGGCAACTAATTATCAAACCATTGACAGCAGGTATTGGCGATTTCTTTGGCGTTAAACCTTCTGCAAAAGGAAACGTTTTTGCACAAAATGGCATTCAAGCTTTTGCTCGCGGCGGGATTGTTGACAAGCCAACGCTATTCCCATTTGCTAAAGGCACTGGCTTGATGGGTGAGGCCGGACCAGAAGCAATCATGCCATTAAAGCGTGGCGCTGATGGCAAACTTGGAGTTGCGGCTGGCATGACAGCAGCAATGGCGCGTTATCAACGCCAAGGCGGTAGCGGCGGCGGCAACAGTGGCAGTGATGCAACGGGCGCTGAGGCGGCAGCAACTCCTGTATTATCAATGAGCTTTGAAACTACTAGGTTCCTGGGGCAGGATTATGTCAGCACTGATCAGTTGCAGGCAGCGATGATGGCAACAGAAAAACGTGCTGCAGCGGCTGGTGCAAAAGCTGGGGCTGCGCAAGTTACCAGTAAACTGCAGCAATCACCTAGCTATCGCAGACAGGTAGGTTTACGATGAGCGTATTTGTTATTGGTAATTTTGTTACTTTTACTGATACTGCAGGCGGCATCACCAGGTATCAGAACTTCTTCTCAGAGGGGCAAATCACATTCGCAAATAACACATACCAGCTATTGCCATTTAATTATCAAGGCGCACAAAAGACAAAAAACGGCGATAATATCAGCAGCCAGCTTACGTTACCAGCAAACCCATTAACTTTAAACTGGGTGCAAGATGCGGTGAATAACGGCTGGCAGGTAAATGTCAAAACATATCAGCTCAGTGATATTTATGCACCGTATTTATTGTTGGGTGATGAAACCTGGATCGCTACTGGATTAACGTATAATACACAAGCGGTCGAGATGGAATTAAGTAGTGCAATCGATGCAATTGGTGCACAAGCGCCTAATTTACGAATCAGCCGTGAAGCCGTTGGTGCCTTGCCAACCACGGGCGCTATCAGATCCGGCTGATCTTATTGGCCTGCCATACAGGCTTGGCGCTGAACCCGCACGGCATGGTGCTACAGATTGCATTAATTTATGCCGGTGGGTATTGGGATGGTACGGCATCGAAGCACCAGCACCAGCTCGCAATTGGTATCGGCGTTTACATGCAGGTGATACCAGCATCTTTAAGGAGCAATTAGACTTATGGGGAACACCAGCCGAAACTGGTATTATTTGCTTAGTGCAAGCTAGCAATAGCTTCGGGCTAGCTGTTTTCTACGACACCGGATGGCTTCATTGCAGCGCACAAATCAGCCGGGTCGTATGGTCCCCGTCCGTCAAATACGAGGCGCGATATTGCCATGGGAAAAGCAATTAATTGATACTTTAGGGCTGACGATTCAAGAATATAACTGGTATGCAAATGAGGTGGCTAACTACCGCCCTGAGCGCGATCCAGCTTATGACGTAGTGCCGGAGGTGCAATTCGATCTAGTAACAATTGGCGTTAATGTAGTAATTGGCCTTGGCCTTAGCTTCGCCTCATCAGCATTAGCACCAAAGCCAAAACTACCGAAGCAATCTGACCCCGCGCAACAGCAAAGCGGCGGTGATGTAACAGGCGCCAGCGTTAATGTTGAGAATAGATTTACCAATGTCGATGGGTTTACATCAGTACAACCGCTTGCAAAGCTTGGCGAATCCATGCAAATGGTATTTGCTAATCGTCGCAATAGCTATGGCGGTGTAAGGGTAGAAACAAAGCTTCTGTGGTCTCAATTACTAAGCCAAGGCGACGGACAGGAACTTCTAGCAATATTCCTTGCTAATGGCGGCGAATTAGCAAGCATCCCAGATCTAGATGGCATGGGAATTGGCGATACTTTATTGCGTGGCTATCAGGTTAGTAAATTAGCTTTATATTTTAGGAATGGTGATTCAGCTAACCGCATTCAATATACAGATAGGCAAACAGGTGAATTAGAACCACGGAATAAAACTGATGTATTCATGGCTGAATTACGAACTGCAGGTAATCTAAAACCCATATTCAGCGGCGTCAGGATACCGTCTACAATGACGGCATTTGGTATATCAGAGCCGCTGCGTAATGGGCAAGGATGGCGATTACCGTTCAAGCGTGTTCGGGTATCATTCCCTCTGTTCTGGTATCCTGGCGCGGGAGCTGATGTAGCGGGAGCGCTAAAAGAATGGGAAAAAGGTACGATAGCTGCGAATAAAGCAAGTGTTGAGCGGCGCAAAAATTCTTGCTTATTCGCTGCTCGCACAGGATTAAGGAGTTCTGCAGTTGATCAAGGCACACAGGAGATCGAAGTTGTAGAAGGGCAAACTTTAGAATTTCATGTAAATCTAGGAAATTCAATTGATGACTTCCCACTTGTAGGAGGTAATAAAGATGTAATAACAAAAGAAAACTCATACAGGCAATCCATCGATGATGTAATTGTTATAGGTGAAACTTACCTTGTCGGCGCTGTAGAAGCTGTTTGCATAAGTGAAAATACCCAAGAATTATGGAGCGATAAGCTTAAAAAGATTTACACCTTTAAGTGCTTGCAAAGTGGCAAGGTTCTTTTAGTTGGCAATGGAATCATAGAACACAATCCTTTGCCTACTTATGCGCCTGATGCTAATGTGCAAGTTTTATTGGGGAAAGTAAACCCAACGTATGGCCCAACGGTTTGTAAAATAGCGATAGGAAATTTTACTACAACTAGAAAATTAAACCAAGTTGAGATCGGCATTAAATCACAAGTATGGAAACGATTCAGCGGCATGGTTAATTTTTCATCTATACCAGATGAAGCATATTTAGCTGATATAGAAGCCGGTGGCAATAATTATACTGTTGGCACGTATAGCGATTATGGCTTGCGGTATTCGTTTTTTAGATTAGAAATAAAGGAGCAAGGGCAAACAGTTTGGCAACGCTTGGTTCGCGGCGGTGGCGGTGTATTTTGCGTTAAAGGTCGCACCCCAGTAGATCAGTTTAATTTTATTCGAGTAGCGTTTCCTGACAGCGACAAACAATATGAAATCAGATTTAGGCCAATTTCAGGTGGTCAATATTTGGCGTACACCAGGCTTGGTAATAATCCTGTTTGCGTGTTAGATGGACGCACTGGCAAGGCTGAGCAGTATGTCACTTCAACATCGATAGGGTCATTTGATGTCGGGTTCAAAGGATACCTTGAGCAATTAGATAAAAATACGGCTACGAATGAAGTTATGTTCTTTGGCGGCAAGCCACTAGGCGGTAGAGTATTAGGCATTTCGCCATTAACATTCACAACAAACAGCATAATCAATGAGATTCAGACTGTTTCAACTTCTGGCGGCTCCGGTACAGGACTAACTGTGAATTTATTTGCTGCGTTATTAACACCGGCCACACCAGTTGGTAATGTCATTGTCGGGCTAGCAACGCGATGGCTACATATGGGAATTATGCAAGCTCCAATACCACAATATTCTGGGCAAGAATATACTAAAGCAGTAAGATTTACCAAAGGGCCGCATTATGTAGATGTACAGTTTACATTACGTGCGATGACATTTGCAGAGTTTGGGCAAAAACTTGGCGGCACTGGATATTTTGGTACTGGCTATGGTATTGCTCCATGGAATTATCTTACTGAAAATGAATTAAGTGAAGGTTGGCCTTACGACTTGCTATGGACAAATTTAAATAGTTTCCCATCAATAGTTACTATAGTTGCTTTTGATGGATTTGATATAAACGATGATGGGCAGCCGTATTTAGCTTCTGATGCCAATGGTACTTATAGCGTATTAATGCCGCCAGGGTTTCCTGTTCCCGCTAATGGTAGAGTGCAAGCAGATATTAATGTCACTTACACAGAGCAAGCGGTTTACCAAGGTAGCGTAAGTGTAAATGATGGTGGCGCTAATTACAAAAATGGCGATAAAGTTACTGTTAATGGTTTGAGCCCACAGCTCACTTTGACAATAAACAGCGTTGACTTACCTGGAGCCGGTGCAGCCGTAGCAGAAGAATTTGATGCTGTAGCGGATATATATTTGCATGATGGGCAAGAAGGCAGCCATGAAGGCGGCCCGGAACATCAAATTGTTTATATCAACGAGCAACGCCAAAACCTAAAGCTTGACAAGCAGGCAAACACGACTAGCACTATTGAATACGCACCACTGTATGAAGACATGTCGTTACTCGGCTTGCAACTGCGCAGTGGCAAGGAATGGAGCAGTTTCAATAATTTTACTTATTACGCCAAGAAAGGATCAAAGGTGCGCAAAATAGTAAACGATGATTTTACGACTAATGGCGTAAATGCTGCTGCTGTTTATGGTGCATCTAATTTATACCCAGAAATTGTGTATCACTTGATCAGCAACTCAAATCTAATGCCTACCACAATGGTGGACTGGGACGGCTTCGCAGAAGGCTGCAAGGTATGCCTAGCAAATAATTTCTACTGGGATGGCGTATTGGCAGCACCAGTAAATATCAGGGATTGGGGCCATGAGAATGCGCAATATTTCTTTTTAGACTTTTTAGTATTAGGTGGCAAATTATCACTACAGCCAACATTCCCAGTTAATAAAGGATCGGATTTAAGTGGTTACACCTTAGATGGTGCATATGAGCGCAAGCCAGTAATATCGGCATTGTTTACTGATGGCAACATTATTGAAGATTCGCTTACCGTAAGCTGGTATCCTGCCGAGCAACGCAAAGCGCCGCAAATATTAGTTACAATGCGTGATGAAGTTGAGAACGGATTTGCCGAAACACGCAATATTTTAGTTAAACGGATTGACCCAGCTAATCCTAATCCGCAAGTTGAAGCCATTGATTTCACAGGCTTTTGCACCAGTGCTGACCATGCAATATTGTTTGCAAAACTTTTGATTAATGTGCGATACCATATCACTCATACGATATCTTTTAAAACTTTACCAAATGGGTTGGCTTTGCAACCAGGGCAATATTTCCGGGTATCAAGCCAAGCAAGGCACGTGGAGCGGTTCCAGAATGGTTACGTGCTTGAGGACGGTACTGTGGTATCTAGTAGCCCAATGGCGGCTGGCACTTATACCGTATATTTCTGGCGTTCTAGCATGACGCAAGTGGAAGAACGCTCAATGGTGATCGGTGCTGATGGCAAGACCACACCTGAATTTGCAAATAGTGTGTTTACGCAATACAGCTCTAGCGTTAATAACCGATTGTATAAGGCAGAGATGATCGCTTATGATGGTGGAGAGATAGAAATAACTGGCAGCCACGTACCACTGGAGACTGATGGCAGGATCAAATATTTAAACATGGATGCAACGTTATTTGAAGTGCAAAACGAGCAATGAGTACATCAGGCCCCACTTTCCCAGAACTTGTGCCGACAACACGGTCGATGTCGCCCGGCGATTTCGCGGGTAAAGTTTTCCGTTCGCAAAGCGGCATTGAAGCACGGGTGCAATATGGCAATAAAGCATTTGATAAAACTTTAGATTTAGAATATAGCAATATCACTGAAACGGATGCTGCTGCTATCCATGACCATTATTTAGCGTGTAATGGGACGTTATATTATTTTTCGTTATCGACAAAAGCTCGAAGCGGCAATGAAACATTTCATGTAAATGATTCAAGCGGTAGCACATCCAATCGCTTTAGCGCCGCACCGTTTGGGCTAAGGTACCGTTATGCGGAACCACCGCAATTTAGTAGCGTGAAGCCTGGCCGCATGTCCGTTACGGTAAAATTAATCGGGGTGCTTGATTCATGAGTTACTACAGCGGCAAGGATGGCTTTGTGTCGTATAACGGCACTTTGGTGGCTAAGGTCTCCAGTTGGAGCTTTTCAAGCACAGTAGACACGCTTGATGTTACAAATCTTTCTCTCAGTGACCGGACTTTTGTACCAGGGTTACGTAGTAGCAGCGGCAGTGCAACAATTTTTTATTATGACGACGCAGCAAAACCTTTAATAGAACGGGTTATAAAAATTGACGACGTAGGCGAAGACGATATACTTACCATAAGACTTGGATGGGGCGCTAAGTATATACAAGGCAGTTGCATCATAACCAGTGCAGAGCTTAATTGTGCTGTTGGTGAAGTAATGCAGGCAACAGTACAATTCCAATTTACGGGAGTCCTGGCTGAGGTAAGTCTATAATGACCGTTTATTTAGGTAATGCAGGTAACATAGAACTTATCAGAGATAGCGGCGATGAAATTACAGGAACTATAGCGCCTGCAAATGTTAATACTGAAAAGGACATGTTTAGCTTTGATTTCAAAGCTGGTACGCTTGTAACAGGTGATTTTGTAGAATTTAAAAGCACTGTAACATTATCATTTATATCTGGATGGGCATATCCTAAAGGTAACTTTTTTGTTAGCGTAGACCAGCTTGGTGGTTTGCGGTTATATAACACATATTCCGATGCTGTTGCAGGCACGTCAAACAATAGAGTTGCATTAGCTACACCTGGCACAAGTATTGCAATTACTTGCACGATCCTTAATTCAGTGCCTAGAGTGCTAGGCCAAATCGTTAGGTTTGAGTTATCAACTGATCGTGAGGCGGTTGATACAACAGGATTAGGCGATGAATTTAGAAATCAATACAGCACTTTGATCACGGGGTCAGGCAGTATCGAGTGTATTTTTGATTATGCAGTTGCTGGCGAAATTGAAGTTGCTGTGTATTTGCATAATTTATTATTGCGGCAACAATTTGGCAGTGATTTCAAAGCCAACTTATACATCTTGAGAGAAGGCCAAGCGCAAGGCGCTAATGCTGCAAATGATTCTGTATGGTACGAGATCAGTGGCGTGATGACACAAGCAGGAATTAGTTGTGCCGCAGGCGACATAATTGGTAGTACATTTACGTTTGTTACTACTGGTGAAATTAAGCTAAGAGTTCAAACCACCACCTGGACTCAGCTTAATCTCAACTCTGCGGGTGATAGACTATTGCTAGCACCTAGTGCTTCAGACAAATTAAGGCTTGTGGAGGAACTGTAATGGCTGACCAACGCATAGATCAGCTAAATGCTGAAACCACGCCAGCAGCAGCGGATCTGTTGCCTGTTTTTTCCATTGCAGGGGCCGAAACAAAGAAAATAACAGTTAAAAACTTAGTTCAAGTTGGCGCCACATTAATTGATAATGCGTCAATACCAGTAGCAAAAGTCAACCTCAGCGGCATCAGCGGCACCAACCTTACGAATGGCACGGTAACCGCTGCCAAGCTTGATACCAGCACTATCCCAGCGGCTGGTGGCGTAACGGTCAGCAGCAGCAATCTGCAACTGGTGGCACCTACCAGCCCAATCGTCAGAAATGCTGGCACTGGATCGCTTGAACATGCAGTTAGCGGCGCTACTGCTGGCACCTATACCAAAGTCACGGTTGATACCAGAGGCCACGTAACTGTTGGTGCAACGCTTGCTGGTGCTGATGTCCCAGTTGCGACCTCATCTGTCGTTGGTGGCGTATCAATTCCAGCATCAGGCGGCCTGGCGCTTACCGGCGGTGGTGCGTTAAGCCATAGCAATGCAGTTGCAGGTGGCGCTAGCACTCGCAGCGGCATCACCTACGACTTGCAAGGCCATATCGTTAGCACTGCTGCATTAGTTGCTGCTGATTTGCCTGTTGCTACTACTGCAGTAAAGGGCGCTGTCATCGCTGGAACTGGCCTTGCTGTCGATGGTAATGGCATCCTCTCAACAAGTGTCGCTACTACCAGTGTTCTGGGCGGCATAAAAATTGGTGATGAGTTTGGGTTAAATGGCAGCAGCCAATTACTGTTAGCGACACAAGCAAACATCACAGGCGGCACTGCCTATCCAAAAGTAACTGTAAATAGCAAAGGTGTTGTTACCGCAGGCGCAAATTTAACGGCAGGCGATATCCCAGTTCTTGATGCAAGTAAGATCACAACTGGTAGCGTTGATATTGCGCGTATTGCAGCTAATACAATCACAGGCGCAAAAGTCGCAAACTATGCAGTTACAAAGATCGGTGACACGCAACCAACTGCTGATCATATTGGGCAGTTCTTTTTTAACCCGTTAACCCGTGACTTGTTCCTTTGGGACGGCAACGTGTTCCAGCCCATTGGAATAAGTGTGGGGGAAATTGTATTTGGCGGTACATTTGATGCGAGCACTGGCAGTGGCACCGGGCTAATTGCTTCTGTTACAGCAGAAGGCACAGCAATTGGCTTAACAGTAGGCCAACCATTACCTGCTGCAGCCACAGGTAACAGTCGTTACTACCTAGTTGTGTCCGAAGCTGGCACGATTACTTCAGGCAATGCGCCACAGGTAGCGCTAACACCACCGGACATTGTTTTATCTAATGGTACGTCGTGGACTGAAGTTGACGTATCGCAAACGATAACCGCGCAAGTTGCTAGCAATGTTAGCTTTACACCAGCAGGCAACGTCTCTTCCGCTAATGTTCAACTTGCAATTCAAGAACTTGATACAGAGAAATTACCGATTGCTGGCGGCACAATAACAGGTAACTTAGAGATTGGCACTGCTGGTAGTTTGAGTTTTGAGGGCTCGACATCGAACGCATTTGAAACTTTTATTGCGGTTGTCGATCCAACAGCCGATCGGACAATCACGCTGCCCAATATTTCTGGCACGGTAATAACTACTGGCGACACCGGGACTGTCACCAGCACGATGTTGCTAGATGGCACAATACTTAACGCTGATATTAATGCCAGCGCTGCTATTGAAGGCAGCAAAATAGTGGCCGCGACTACTAGCGTGGTAGGCGCAGTACAACTTAGCGATAGCACCAGCACTACCAGCAGCATATTAGCCGCGACGCCTACAGCAGTAAAGGCGGCATACGACCTAGCAGCAGCGGCATTGCCGAAATCAGGTGGGACGGTTACTGGTAATTTAGAAATTGGCACTGCGGGCAGCCTTACATTTGAAGGTGCTACAGCAGATGCCTTTGAACTAAGTCTTGCAATTGTCGACCCTACCGCTGATCGCACGATTACGCTGCCGGATGCAACTGGAACCGTGGCGTTACTTAGCGCGGTGCAAAGCTACAGCGCAGCACAACGCGGCACTATTAGCGCCCTTACCGATGGTGCAACGATCACCGCAGATTTTGCGGCAGCCAACAACTTTTCAGTTACGCTTGGCGGATCGCGAACACTAGCTAACCCATCGAACCAAACTGCTGGGCAATCTGGTTGTATCTGGATTACGCAAGATGGCACCGGTAGCCGCACATTAGCTTATGGATCACAATGGGACTTTACTGGTGGCACTGCGCCAACACTTAGCACCGCAGCAGCATCGGTTGATTGTTTGGTGTATGCAGTGCAATCAAGTACTAAAATTACTGCCACCCTTATCAGCAACTTGAGCTAATGATTCCTGGAAGTGCTAATCCGCTATTACTGAAAAGCGCCGCCGCCGCTGGTGGTTTACAGATAGAGCGTAGCCTCAGGTTTAATTCAGCAGACTCGGCTTATTTAAATCGAACTTATAGCTCTCCAACAACGCAAAACACTTTTACATGGGCGGGTTGGGTCAAGCTTGGGACACTAAGTACAACACGCCACCTGTTTGGCGTGTCAACTAATCACAGCTTTGGTTTTACGACGGGTGACTCATTGAACCTGACCTTTGGCGGTACAAGTGCACTAACCACAACTGCCGTGTTTCGTGACCCGTCTGCTTGGTATCACATAGTTTGGACGCAGAGCGGAACGTCGCACACTCTTTACGTGAATAACGTCAGCGTTGGTACAGCCACAGCCACCAGCAGCGTCTTTAATACAGCAGTCGTTCACCAGATTGGAGCAGCTAATACCGCCAATTATTTTGACGGCTACCTAACCAACATCCACTTCATCGACGGTCAAGCATTAACCCCCAGCAGCTTCACCGAAACCGATGCCACTACTGGGCAACTGATACCAAAGACCTTTAGCGGCGGAAGTTACGGGACGAATGGCTTCAACCTTTTGTTCGCTGATAACTCCAGCAACACTGCCAGCACATTAGGGAAGGACACTAGTGGCAACAGTAATAACTGGACGCCGAATAATTTATCCGTTACTGCTGGTGCTGGCAACGATTCCCTCGTAGACTCCCCCACTAATTACGGGATTGACACTGGCGTGGGCGGGGAGGTGAGAGGGAATTATGCAGTGCTTAATGCTTTAAGTAAGGGTTCAAACGTTACGCTTGCCAATGGAAATCTAGAAAGTTCACACGCTGGATCTTCCGTTCACAGCAGGGTTGTTGGCACTATTGGGATTACATCTGGTAAATGGTATTACGAGGCGACTTTAACAACACTTGGAGGGCAATGGCCTGCCGTTGGTGTTGCTTTTGCTAGCAGTACCGACATGGCTACATTCGTTGGCAATGAAGCTGGCACGGTTGGCTATTACGCAGGTGGTGGTGTAAACGGGGGCGCGGGTGGTCGGACATACAGCACCTATACAACTGGTGATGTTATTGGCGTTGCCATTGACTTAGACAATAGTCGTGTTACTTTCTACAAAAATGGTGCTAATGCAGTTACTTCTGGCACAACATATGAATCCATAACTGCTAGCTCGGTTTATGTTTCAGCCGTTAGCGGTTATGGCAGTAGCGCAGCGTGGGCTTGCAACTATGGAGCCCGCGCCTTTGCCTACACCGCACCAAGCGGCTTCAAGGCACTCTGCACACAGAACCTGCCAGAAGGCACTATCACCACCAGCGGCAGTTTTACTGGCAACGCAAGTGCTGATGGGCCTTTTGTATATTTAAATGGCGTACCAACGGCAATGACCATTAACAGTAATGCGGTAACATTTGCGACCCATGCTGACAAGTTATCTAATGGCTTTAAACTGCGGACTAGCAGTGGCAGCTATAACACAGCAGGCAGTAACACCTATTCAATTACCACCACGGGCGATAAAT